CGTTACATTAGACTGACAGCATGATTAGATGTGAAATATGTGGAGAGTTTTTAACCAAGCCTGCTCGCGGTAGAGTGCCTCGATTCTGCGGAACTCGTTGCAGAGTTGCAGCTCACCGTCAGCAGTCCAGGTTCTATGTTCCGGCAGAATTGCAAGAGCGCTCACGCTGGATCCTGCACAAGCAGAAGAGGCCAATGGCGCTAGGCGGTTACTGGTTGTCAATCAACGACTCGTCAAAGTGGGCAAGCTTCGAGGAGGCTAGAGAAGCTGAGGTCGGCGATGGTGTTGGCTTTGTTTTGAACGGAGATGGTGTGGTTTGCATCGACCTTGACGACTGTGTTGAGAATGGTCAGGTTAGCGCAGAAGCTCAGGCACTGATTGACTCTCTGCCTAAAACCTTCGTCGAGGTATCGCCATCAGGTACAGGCTTGCACATTTGGGGCTATGGCTCAGTTGGCACAGGTAGAAGATTTGAGCGAGATGGTCTCAAGGTTGAGGTCTATGGTGACGGAAGATACCTGACAGTCAGCGGTAAGACATTAGTGAAATCAAAGCTTGCCGAGCTAGACCTTAGAGAGTTGATAGGTTAGACATATGCCAAACCCACCGAAACCATTAGAGCAGAAACGCAAACTTGGTAATCCTGGCAAACGAGGACTCCCAGATGCAGGCGACACTATTGCCCTTCCCTCTGGCTATGTTGACCCACCTCGCCCACTAGAGTTCGCAGGTCAACAGCTTTGGGATGCAGCTTTTAAGCATGGCGAAACATGGATCAGCGCAAACACAGATGTGCCACTACTCACGCTCACTTGTGAGCAACTTGACCGCAGAGAACAACTTAGGTCGGAGCTAGTCGAAAAGGGATTAGACCGACAGCTCATCATGAGCCTGAACGAAACAGAGAAACTAATCTCCTCTAACCTCGGTCTGCTTGGATTCTCACCTGCCGATAGAACAAGGCTCGGACTAGCAGAGGTCAAGACGCAGAGCAAACTGCAAGAATTGATGGCTAAGAAGAATGAGCGCTAAGTGGCCACCTAGATGGATGACCCCTCTAACTGCCGAGGAGATTCAGCGTGGCGAGGGAGACCTAGCGATTGAGTTCATCAACAGCTTCGGCAAGATAACTAAAGACTCAGTAGCAGGTGGAGTCGGTGAGGCTATGGTGCTGAGAGATTGGCAGCAGGAACTCATCAGACATCTGTTTGCACACAACGAGCAGGGTTACCTAAAGAACCGAATCGCTTTAGTAGGTATGCCGAGGAAGTCAGGTAAGTCTGCGCTCGCCTCAGCCATAGCGATGTATCACACAGTCCTCAGTCCATCAGCCGAGGTTTATTCACTAGCCTCTGAAAAGGAACAGGCGCGAATCGTATTCGGTGAAACTAAGAAGATGTTTGAGCAGAACCCAGAGCTTATGTCTATGGCAAAGATGTACAGGGATGCTATCGAGATACCAGAGACAGGCTCGGTCTATCGAGTCAGATCAGCCGAGAGTGCAAGTGCCGAGGGTTACTCGCCGACAGCGGTCATCTATGACGAGCTACACACCGCTCCTAACCGAGAGCTATTCGATGTGTTCTCTCTAGCCATGGGTGCAAGGAAGTCAGCTCAGATGATTGCAATCACAACTGCCGGAGTGAAGCAAGACAACACAGGTCAAGACTCAATCGCTTACAACCTTTACAACTATGGCAAGCGCATCACTAACGGAGAGGTCGAGGATGACAGCTTCTATATGGCTTGGTGGGAAGGTCGAGAGGATGTCGCTCACACAGACGAGGAATCTTGGCATGACTCTAACCCTGGACTCGGTGACATTAGCTCTATCGAGGATATGCGCTCAGCGGTCAGGCGAACACCTGAAGCAGAGTTTAGAACTAAGCGACTCAATCAGTGGGTGAACCGCAAAGAAGCTTGGCTACCAGCAGGAGCCTGGTCGAACCTAGCCGAAGAGTTTGAGATGACTAAGGATGACGAGTATGTTCTCGGCTTTGACGGATCATGGAAGAACGACTCAACCGCTCTAGTCGCTGTCATCATGCCGAGAGAAGAAGGCGAAGCTTACCGAGTGAAAAGAGTAGCAAGCTGGGAGAAAGATTTCGCACTTGATGACGATAGCTGGGTAGTTGACAAGGGCGCTGTGACTAAGACAGTAATGGACTTCTTTGACGAACACCCTAACTGTCGAGAGATGGCTTGTGACCCTGCCTACTGGGAGGATGAAATGTACCAGTGGAATGACTATGGCATCCCTGTCGTTGAATATCGAAACAGCGTACAGAGAACAGTCCCAGCAACCTCAAAGCTCTATGAGGCAATCATGAACGGAAAGCTCAAACATGACGGAGACGCAGCTCTAGCTAGGCACTTAGACAACTGTGTTCTCAAGATAGACAACAACCGAGGCGCTCGTATCACTAAGGACTATCGCAACCCTAAGCTCAAGATTGACCTCGCCATCGCTTTGCTAATGGCATATGACCGAGCAACTAGTAGGATAGAAGAGCAGATAGTGCCAGAATTTTTTGTATAAGGCGGATATGGCTACAGCATTACAGGCAATCGGAACGACTGCCATAGCAATAGGGGCAGGGATAATCTACCTGCCAGCAGGAATTATATTGGGCGGATTGTTCGCAACTGCCTTTGGAATCGTATTGGAGAGAAATGCTCGCTGACTTCTTTGGAGGCTCTGAGGAACGAGCTATCAGCTTTCAGACAATATGGGGAGCCGGTGGAGTTGACTTTGAGCTAGGTACACGCTCAGGGACTCTCATCAATGAGGACACAGTCCTACAGATCAACACAGTTTACGCAGCAGTCTCCCTAATCGCTAACACAGTTTCAACCTTGCCTATCTCGGCGTATGTACGCAGGGATGGAGCACAGATACCTTTCAGACCAACACCAACCTGGGTGCAAAGACCAGACATTGACTTCCCAGACAAGGCAGGTTTCTACAGCTCTATTGTGACCTCACTCTTGGTTGACGGAAATGCCTACATCAAGGTAACCGCTGCTAGGCGTACAGGTGAGATAGCAAACCTAACTGTCTTGAATCCGACCACAGTCGAAGCCAAGCGCAACGGAATCGGCAATGTGATGTACGAGGTCTATGGCGAGGACAAGGTTTATTCAACCGAGGAAATAGTCCACATCAGAGATGTTGTTCGCCCTGGACAAATCAAAGGCGTATCACGCACCGAGAGCCTAAAGCAAAGCTTTGGACTACACGCTGCCCTTGACGAGTACGCACAACGCTTCTTTGGCAACGGAGCAAGCACAGCAGGAATCATTGAGTTCCCTGGTAACCTCACCGCCGAGCAAGCCGAGAACCTAGCTAGAGGCTTTGACGCTAAGCATGCTAACCGCGGCAACAAGTCACACAAGACAGGCATTCTGTCAGGCGGTGCTAAGTATGTACAGACATCAGTAGATCCAGACAAGACTCAGAGCATCGAGGCTCGCAGACTTGAGATTGAGTCAATCGCCAGAGTGTTCAACATCCCATTTAGCTTCCTAGTCCCAGGAACCTCAACCTTTGCATCACAGGAGCAACAGTCACTGAACTTTGTCAAGTTCTGCATCAGACCGCTGGTGGAGAAGATAGAGGGCGCTCTAAGCCCCTTGATGGCTCGCACAGAGGGCGGAGAGAACGCCTATGTAGCTTTCACCCTAGACGGACTCCTAAGGGCTGATTTCGAGACTAGGCTAAGCGGTTACTCTACAGGATTACAGTCAGGTTTCTACTCGGTCAACGATATTCGCAGACTAGAAGGCTTGCGCCCGATTGACGATGACAACGCAAACACTGTTCGCCTACCTTTGGCTAATGTCAATGTTGAAAACGCTGGACTAAGCGGAACAGGTGAAAGAGCAAGAATCGCACAGCGCCTAGTCTTGAGTGGTTATGACCCAGACAGCGTTGCCGAGTTCTTAGGTTTGGACATCTCACACAGCGGAATCCCAAGCACACAGCTACAACCGCTGTCCCAACTTGACCCTAATGATCCGACTAGCTTGTATGAGGTGGATGACGATGCCGGTAACTAGCGCAGTTTTCACGCTGTCAGAAACAACAGCAACTCAGATTGTTGCTCCTGACAACATGCCCCAAGAAGTCAGATTGCACAACATGACTAAAAGTTCTAATGAGTATGTTCACATTGGGCCATCAACTGTCACAACAACTAACTCAATTCACATTGATCCAGGCGATGACTTTCAAATCGAACTAAGACCAGGAGATGACCTGTGGGCTGTCTCTGACCCCGATGGGCTAGAGGTCGGAGTGCTAGTAGTAACGAAGAGGGACTAATGCCATATTTCATTGACAACGAATCAAACGAATGTCCTAACTGGGCAGTTGTAAAAGAAGATGGTGAGGTAATTGCCTGCCATGACACCGAGGACTCAGCAATCGCTCAAATGGTTGCGGTATCCCAAGCGGAAGGAATAGAACCAGGTGGCACTTACGAGAGACAAGACAGGGCGGAACCCGATGAACTCGAAGTCGGAGATTTTGTCCGATGGGAAAGCGGAGGCGGAACAGCCCAAGGAAGAATTGAGCGAATCGAGCGAGACGGAACAATTAATGTCCCAGACTCAAGCTTCACCATCAACGGAGAAGAAGACGACCCAGCAGCCCTCATCAGGATCTACCAAGAAGGCGAAGAAGGTTGGAACGCAACCGAAACCCTCGTTGGACACAGATTCTCCACTCTAACCAAGATTGACGATTTAGACGAGGATAGAGCAGCCCTATCAGGTGACAGGTTCACTACCGAGGCAGAAGCCTTAGACAGAGCCGAAGAGCTTGGCTGTGAGGGTACTCACACGATGGATGACAATGGGCAGACCATTTATATGCCTTGCTCAACACATGGGCGCTATGAAGAACTGACAGGCACAGGCGAAAGCTATGCAAGCGAAGAACGACAGGTTGACCTAAGCGCACCTGCTTACATGAGAGCTAGTGCAAGACGAGGACTTGAGTGGTATGAAGAAGGACTTGCCGGTGATGGCTTGGTTGATCGCACAGTCAGGGAAGCTAGGGCAATGGCCGAAGGCAATGTCACAGCGGATAAATGGGTACGCACTAGGGCTTGGATTGCTCGTCATATGGATGACCTCGACTCTCCTGATGCTAACCCTGATAGCGATAACTTCCCTAGTCCTGGAGTTGTGGCAATGGCTCTCTGGGGCGGTGGCACTACTAAGAGGTCAGCTCAAAGAGCTATGGATTACGCTGACGGAGTCGTTAGTAGAATTGAAGAAGAGAACGAAGGCAGAGCCAGAGGAGAAGCATTGAGCAAGTTTGAGCAAAGAGTTATGGTTAGCGACCTAGAGGTCAGGTCAGAAGATGGGATGACCTTAGAAGGCTACGCTGCTGTGTTCAACTCTCGGTCAGAGAACCTCGGTGGCTTTACTGAGACAATCGCACCTGGAGCTTTCAGCCAGACACTAAAGGCTCGCAACGACATCAAGCTACTTTGGAATCATGACACAAGCGCAGTCCTCGGCTCAACTAGAGCAGGGACACTACAGCTTAGAGAAGATGAAAAGGGCTTGAGGGTAACTGCCGAGCTACCTGACACTAACCTCGGTAGGGATATTGCCTACCTAGTAAGGCGTGGAGACATTGACTCATTCAGTTTTGGATTCTCGGTGAACGAGGATAGCTGGAACAGCCGAGGCACAGAGCGCACCCTAGAGAGCGTAAGACTGTTTGAGGCAAGCCTAGTTAGCTTCCCTGCATACTCTGCAACCGCTGGAACTGCTGTAGTTAGAGGACTCGATAAGATTGCCAAGAGAGCAGATGTTGACCCTGATCAACTAGCAGACGCGCTTCTCAAAGTAGAAGGCGGAGAAGAGATTAGCCAAGAGCAAAAGAGCTTGTTGTCTAAGGTGATTGACACACTTAGCCCTGAGCAAGCCGAGCAACAAGGTGAGGACTTTGACTCACAGGCTTGGC